GAATTACAAAGAGGGGATTTAAAACCTGAACAATTTGATATTCTTCGTAAAAAGATTGGTGATACTGAGGACCAAATTGCTAGAACAACAGTAAAGTCTAAGGACTTTTTTGGTGTTATGTCAAGTTTACCAGGTCCTGTTGGTCAGTTTGGTGGTTCATTATTGGGTGTTGTAGATACCCTTAAGGTGTTCAGTTCATTCTCATTTAAAGATTTAAAAAACTCTTTGGGTGATGTTCTTGATGATGTTAAGGAAATTACATCAAACTTTTTTGGTTTAAATAATGCTACAAAACAACAATCGGAAACAAACCAACAATTAACTAATTCCAATAAACAGTTATCAAATACTACCAATGAATCAGCAGCAAATTTAAATACACAGGCGGGTGCTTTAGTCAGAAATAATGTCGCTATGACACAATTTACTGAAAAACAAAAAGAAGGATTAAAGACTGGTGGTATGTATGATGCTACCACTAAACAAGTTGTAAGTGCACAAGAAAATATGGTTAATGCAACAAGAGTTGCAAACCAAACAATCTCACAAACAGGTAAAGTTGCTACAGCATCCACAGTTAGTTTAGGTTTATTAGGTAGAGGTTTAAATGCGGTAGGTGCAAGTGCACTTGCAGCATCAGGGGCAGTAGCGGTTTTAGATGCAGCCTTAGCGGCAATTGGTATTGGTATTCTTATTGCGGCATTAGTTGCAGTTGGTACTTTATTATTTGAAGGTGCTAAGAAATTATTAGGATATGAAGAAAGTACCAGAGAAACTGAGGCAGCAGTTAAAGCATTAAATGATGCACTTGCGGAACAAGAAAGATTATTAGAGGTTGATAATAAGGCGTTAGAGGCGGCAACAAAACAACAGATTGCTAGAGCAAAGATTGCTGGTCAAACAGAAGAAGAAATTTTCGAAATTCAAAAAGAAGGTGGTAAAAAAAGATTACAACAATTAAGAGAATTTGATGACCAATTATATAAAAGGTTAGACGAAGTTAAGAATAATGAGATAATGACTACCGAAGAAAAAGGTAAGATTATCGAAGATATTAACAAGAAACTTTTAAAATCTAATACCGATATAATTGCACAAATCAACACAAATGAACAGGCAAGATTAGACTTTGAGGTATCTCAAGCGGATAAGAGAAGAGCAAAACAAAAAGAGGCTGCGGATAAGGCGGCTGCAGATGCAAAGGAACAGGCACAAAAAAGAATTAATGATACCAAATCTGCTGAAGCCCAACTTGATGAATTAATTAGAAGTAATTCTGAACTTAGAATAAGAGATGAGAGAGAAAGACAATTCCAAGAGTTAAAGAATCAGAAACAAGTAGAAGAAGAAAAGATTAAGGCGTTATCAATATCCGAAGAACTAAGAGGTAAACTACTTGAACAAGTAAGATTAAAGTACGGATATAAGTTACTCAACATGAACCAAAAGTTTGTTGAGGAGGATTTGAAAGCGTTAAAAGAGTTTCAAAGAAAGAGAGAGGATATTGAAATTGCTGCAATTGAAGATACAAGAAAGAGAGAAGATGCAGAAAGAGAAGTAAAATTAAAAAGAGATTTAGAGGATTTAGAGGAGGATAAAGAATTTGCAAAGTTATCTGAGGAAGCAAAAGAGGAAATAAGAAAGAATATCCGTCAAAAATATGCGAATGAGGCAAGAGAAGAAACTAAATCAAGAGATAAAGAAGACCAAGATGACAGATTAAAGAAACTTGATGATGAGTTAAGATTCTTACAAATACGTCAAGAGGCGATTAGGGCTGGTACCAAAGCATTCTTTGATGGTCAAAGAGAAATTCTTGCGGTTGCAGAAAAGAGAGAAATTGAACTTGCAGAAGGTAAGGAGAAAGAAATTACCGCAATCAAAGAGAAGTATGCGAAGTTAAGGAAGGATATTGACCAACAAGAGAAGATGGCTACATTATCAGCCATCGGTGAGACAATCGGTGCGATTGGAAACTTAACCGCAGCAATCGCATCATCTTATGATGAAGAAGCCAAGACAAGTAAAGAGGCGTTTGAAAAGAGAAAGAAATTACAGATTGCAACTGCGGTAATGTCAGCTGCATCAGGTATTATACAAATCTTAACTCAACCTTCAACACTTCCTTCACCATTCGATTGGATTGTAAAAGGTATTAACGCAGCTGCACTTGCAGTAACAACCGCGGTACAGATTAAGAATATCAAGAACACTAAGTTTGAAGACCAAGGTGGTGGTACAAGACAAGCTGGTACTGTAAGAGGTATGGCGAACGGTGGTATTGTAAGAGGACCTGGTGGACCTAAATCTGACAGTGTTCCAACTAACCTATCAAATGGTGAGGCGGTAATGACAAGTGGTGCAGTAACCATGTTTGCCCCACTACTATCTATGATGAATCAAATGGGTGGTGGTGCATCGTTCAGTTCTGATATCAGTGTTGCATCTGCCGATAATCCTGTTAGAAATAATCCAGCACAGGAACAAACACCTGTAATAATGAAGACCTATGTAGTTGAAAGTGAATTAACAACCTCTCAACAGAAACAGGCGAGATTAAAAGAATTATCAACTTTATAATATGTCAAAGGGTAAATCCAATAATAGTCACAAATTATCCTTCGGTAAAAGACGTAGTCAACCAACAGGAAAAAAATCTTATGGTCCGAAAGCACAAAGACCAAAGAAGTATCGTGGACAAGGTAGATAGTATAAACCGAATTATTTATATTTTAGTATATGAAGAAAGATAAAACATACGAATTAAGGATAGAAGAAGATGATGAAATATCAGGTATCGACAGTATATCTTTAGTTTCTGAACCAGCAATCGAAATAAATTGGGTTGCGTTCAATAAAGTCAAACCTGAGGACTTTCATATCCCTGATGGTGAAGACGACAAATACATACAAAAATTAGTTGCAACCGCACAGAACGAACAGGAATTGTTTGACGAAGGATGGGTTGTAGATAGTGTTGAGATATTGGATGGTAAGAATAGTTTTATTTCTACAGATCCTAATGGACCTTCTATGGAAGATGAATTGGAATATAATGTTAGATACAAGTATATTCTAAATCCTCGTATATCAGGACAAGGACCTATCATCAATACCACAAGAGATTTTTGTAAGACTCTTATCAATCGTAATTACGTTTGGAGAGTTGAGGATATGGAAAGAACACAGAATGACTTTGGTCAGGCTGCTATGGTTTGGAGAGGTGGTTACAATTGTAGACACGTATGGTCTCGTATCAAATACAGAAAGGATGCTACAATTGTAAACAAGGCGTCAGTTAACAAAGGTAAAGTAGAAGTTAATGGATTCCCAAATGACTTAGTTCCTGATACAAGAGTATTAGGATATTCTGAACCTGATACAGTTACAAACAAAACTCTTGCAAACCCATCACCTTCTACAATTAGAAACTTGGGATTGTCAAAAGAGAAAATGGAAATAGATGACCAAAACGTAAATGTATTTGGATATCACACAAGATACTTTGCACTATGTCCATCAGCACAAGAACTATTCAGACACCTTGTAACTATGGAAGTAGATGAAGATACACAAGGAATGATTAGAAGTGCGGCACGAGCGGCAGATAATGTTTTTAGAATTGAAATAGAAGTTGTAAAATCAGAAGAAGCAACACAACATCAATATGAAGAAGCACTTATATCAGTTGATGATATGGATGATATTATGTTTGAAGTTGATAAGATTGTTGGAATGGAACATGACTTATCTTTTATGGATGACCATATTGAACTAATTTCTGAGTATCTAAAAGAGGATTTGGGTTATGACAATAACTTACCTCCTTTCGTTGATGAAGGTATTAGAAAGAAAAAGAAGAAGAAACAAGAAATGGAAAGTTATTCTGACTATCCTGATTCTGTTAAGAACAACGCTAAGGCGGTACTTAAATATGTTGATGAAAATGGATGGGGTTCTTGTGGCACTGATGTGGGAAAACAGCGTGCAAACCAACTCGCAAATGGTGAAGCGATTTCGGAGGACACGATTAGGCGTATGTATAGTTACCTATCAAGACATAAAGTAGATTTAGAAAGTTCTAAAGGTTATGGTGATGGTTGTGGTAAGTTGATGTACGATAGTTGGGGTGGTTTATCTGCATTAAGTTGGTCTGAGAGTAAAATCAATTCTATTGATAGGGAGAAAATGTCAAAACAAATGTTCCAAGCAGACGATGATAAACGTATTGTTGTTGGTCCAGCTATGGTTCCTGATTTGAAGATATTCCGTAAAGATAAAAAGGGTAACCCTTATTATGTTACGTTCAAAGCCGATACGATTAAAATGATTATGGAGAAGTATATGAGAAACAAATATACTGACAATAACGACACAGAACATGATGGTAAAGCTGCTGACGATGTATATGTAATTGAGTCTTGGATTAAGGAAGATAAAGAAGATAAGTCCAACAAATATGGATTTGAAGACCTACCTGTGGGTACATGGTTTGTATCTATGAAAGTTAGAAATGACGAGGTATGGCAGAAAATAAAGAACAAAGAATTGAATGGATTTAGTGTCTCAGGATACTTTGAGGAGATAGAACAATTCTACAGAGAACAAGAGTTTTTAAGAGAAGTAGCTAAAATCATAAAAGATTTATAGTCTACTGATAATAATTTATATTTCTATATATAAACACAATAATAAATTTAAGTATTATGTCAAATCCAAACAAAGCAATCCAAGAGATTAAATCTTTGATGAGACAATTCGGATTTTTATCTGACAAAGAAGTTACTATGGCGTCTTTTAAACTTGAAGACAATACAATCGTTGAAACTCCTGAACTAAAAGTAGGTAATAAAATTACCAAAATTAGTGAGGAATTTGAAAGAGTAGTATTGGAAGATGGTTCTTACAGACTTGTAGAAAACTTTGAATTGAAAGTTAAAGATGGTGAGATTGTATCAGTAAAAGAAATTTTTGTTGATGCTAAATTAGTTGACGGAACAGCAATCAAAGTTGAAGGTGATTCAGTAATTGAAGGTGCTAAGGTAGTAGTAGTAACCGAAGACGCTGAAGTTCCTGCACCAGATGGTGTTCACGAATTGGAGGATGGTAGTAAAGTTGAAACCAAAGATGGTGTAATTGTTAAGGTTGAAGGACCTAAAGAAGAAGAACCAAAAGCAGAGGTGGAAATTGAAGTTAAATCCGAAGAAGATATGGGTGGTATGAAGGAACTATATTCTTTATTAGAAGATATGATGAAAAAAGTATCTGAGAAAATGAAAAATATGGAAGACAAAATGTCGTCTATGGAAGCTGATTTTAATTCATTCAAAAAACAACCAGCAGGTAAGAAAATATCTGATGGTAAAACAGATTTTAATAAACAAGAAAATGTAAACTCAGATGATGCAAGAATCGCAGCAATCATGAGTTTAAGAAAAAAATAAACTAATTAAAAAAATAGTAAAAAAATGAAAAATTATTCAAAAGAAGAATTTGGATACGTAGTTTCAAGTATTACAGGTTTTACCGACCAAACT